TTCGTCGTCGGTTTCGCTCATCGCACCAGCGCCGCGGGCAGGTGCGCCAGCAGGCCGCTCAGCAGGTGCGCCACCGGCCAGATGATGGCGCCCACCACGATGAACGCGAGCACCAGGCAGGTGAGGAACTCGGCGCGGTCGGCGCGCGTGGCGGCGGCGACGGCGCGCATCTCGCGCTCGTAATCAGGTTGACGCACGGCGCGGCTCCTTGGTGGCGAGGGCGATTTCCAGCAACTGGCGGATGGCGGCGGCACGCGAGGGGCTGCGGCTGGCGAAGCGCCAATCGTCCACCCGGTTGAGCAGCTCATCGGGCATCGGGATGATGACGCGGGTGACGGTGGTCTCGTCGCTCATGGCTCAGTCCTCCCCTTCCAGTTTGCGCAGCCGGCGGTCGAAGCGAAAATACTGTGTATGGGTGGCCCGGATTTCGGTGGTCAGGCCGGCGATCGTGCTGTCCAGGCGCTGCACCAGCGCGGCCACCACCGCGAGATCGTCGCTCGCCCTGTCCAAATGCTCGCTCAATCGCCGGTAGCTGTCGTTGACGCGGCCTGTGAGCCGACTTTCGGCCTCGTGGATGGCCGCATCGAGCGCGCCGAGGCGCTCGACCAGGCGGGTTTCCATGGTGTCGGGCATGTCAGCCCTCCTGTCTGTAGCCGCGGTCGCCGAGCCACGCGCGGATGCGGGCTTCGGTGGCATCGGCATCGCGCATGTCGGCCGCTGGCATCACCATCTTGCCGCCGGCCAGCTCGCTGGCGTGGAAGGCGGCCCTGAAGGCAGCCCGTAACAGCGCGCGTTTCTGCCGATCGCTCTCGATGCGCTCGAAGACGGCCGGCGCCAGCACGCCCGTGTGGGCCGGGCCAAAAATCTGGATGTCGGTCATCGTTCAGCCCTCCGCCGGCACGATGCCAAGTCGCGTCAGTTCGGAATCGTCTGGCCAGAACTCCCAAACGCTGTTGCTGATCGTCACCGGGTCACCGCGGTAATGCATGCATGTCAGCGGCATCCCCAACTCCGCCTCGACCAGCCCGGTCGGGGTGATTTCGACAAAAATATAGCCGCGCCCCTTCCGGAAGCCGCGTTCGACGTACTCGCCCTTGATCATATGCATCGTTCAGCCCTCCGCCCGCAGCGTGGCGCGATAGGCGCCGATTGCCGCCGCCAGATCCGCTTCCGAGACATCCCAGGCTTCCAGCCGGCTTTCGCTGTCGGCGTCGTCCTGATCGCGCGGCTGGTCGAGCGTCCACGCCTCGATGCACTCGGCCGCCAGGTCGTCATCGCTCTCTGGCATCGCCAGGATTTCAGCCGCGCTGTTGCCGCCACTGGCGGTCAGCCACGCCTCAGCCACTGCTGCGAGCAGGGCGGTACGGTTGTTGTAGAGGCAGCCAGCAAATTCGAGAGTGTCGGTCATCGGTGGGCTCCTTTTGTGGGATTGATAAGCTGACGGGGGGTTAACCCCCCGCCTTCATGCCGCGCTCCGTGCTGCGGCGAAGATCCTCCAGCAGCAGCATGCCCTCGTACCGGGTATCGGTGGCGCCTTCCTTGAGCAGCCGGTTTGCGTACCGGGTGAGCCAGCCTTGCACGGCGTTGCCGTTAACCTCGCCGCGGGCAGTGCGCCGGGGCAGAACGTTTTCCTTCAGCACCGTAGCGGCTTCCAGCAGGATGGCGGCTTGTGTCTGGATGTTCATCGTCAGGCTCCTTGTTGATGAGCACACCATACGAAAGACTTTCCTAGAGGGCAAGCGCTTTCTTCCGGAATAGCACTATTTCGCCGCTAATAACGTCAGTTTGACAAGGAACCTTCTTATGAAACTGATCGCGCAACGCGAGCTGAAATATGGCGTCCGGACGGTCAAGGCTGGGGAAACGTTCGAGGCAAGCGAGCAGCACGGCAGGGTGCTGAAAGTAATCAAGCGCGCCATTGATGCGCCGCCGGATCCACCACCCCCGCCCCCGGAGATCGCCAAGCCCGTCGCCCCGGCGTATCGCAGCCGCACCCTGGCCGCCGAGCAAAGCCCGCCGGTCGCCGCACTGCCTGACGATCCCGCCCCGACCACGTCGCGCTATCGCCGGCGCGATATGCAGGCCGAGGAGACCTAGTCGTTGCGCATCCTCGGTCTCGAGATCACTTGGCCGCAGGAAAAGCCAGCGGCGACGGACGCGATCAAGGCAGCCGATGGGTTGACCTATGCGCCGGACCATCAGGGCAGCAGCGGCGGTTGGATGGGCGCCGCAGGCTGGTCGTGGCCGGCGATCCGGGAAGCCTTCACCGGCGCCTGGCAGCGCGGCATCATCGCCCGGCCGGAGATGGTGGCGAGCTATCACGCGGTCTATGCCTGCGTCACTCTGATCGCCAACGACATCGGCAAATTGCGCATTAAGCTAGTCGAACAGGGCAGCAACGGCATCTGGTCCGAGGTGCAGAGCCCGTCATTCTCTCCCGTCCTGACTAAGCCGAACAAGTATCAGACCCGCATCCAGTTCCTGGAGCAGTGGATCACCAGCAAGCTCTTGCACGGTAACGCCTATATCCTCAAGGAGCGCGACAACCGCGGCGTGGTGACCGACCTCTACGTGCTCAATCCAAGCCGGGTGAAGCCGCTCGTCGCGCCGGATTCGTCGATCTATTATCAACTCGGCGCCGACTGGCTGTCCGGGGTGCCCGAGGGGCTCGATCCGGTGCCCGGCTCCGCGATCATCCACGACAAGATGAACGCGCTGTTTCACCCACTGTCCGGCACCTCGCCGATTTTTGCCTGTGGGCTCAGCGCGGGACATGGCCTGAGCATCCAGCGCAACAGCGCCAACTTCTTCGCGAACGGCGCGCGACCCGGCGGCATGCTGACCGCGCCCGGGCGGATCAACGAGGACCAGGCCAAGCGGCTGAAAGCGCGCTGGCAGGAGCAATACAGCGGCGAGGCGACTGGCAGCGTGGCCATTATGGGTGACGGCCTGACCTACCAGCCGATGGTCATGACCGCGGTCGATGCGCAGTTGATCGACCAGCTCAAGATGACGTCGGAAACGATCTGCTCGGTATTCCATGTGCCGCCGTACATGCTGGGCCTGGCGGCGATGCCCTCGCAGGTCTCGGTCGAGGCGCTGAACCAGCAATACTACACGCAGTGCCTGCAGATCCTGATCGAATCACTCGAGCTTTGTCTCGATGAAGGTCTCGGCCTGGTCAATGTGTCCGGGCACAGTTACGGCGCCGAGCTTGACCTCGACGGCCTGCTGCGCATGGACGCGGCGGCGCAATACAAGACCTACGGCGACGGCATCCTGGCCGGCCTGCTCAAGCCCGACGAAGGCCGCGCGAAACTCGACTTGCCGCCAGTGCCGGGCGGCGATGCGGTCTATCTGCAGCAGCAGAACTACAGCCTGGAGGCACTGGCCAAGCGTGATGCCAAGGCCGACCCGTTTGGCACGAGCAAGCCCGCCGCGAGTGGCCCATCTGACGTCGCTGCATCGGAATCGGCGAATGACAATCAGGCCCAGGCGGACGCCGTCACGCGCAGCTGGAGGAGGGCGACCCGTGGATCATGATGCCGTCGCCGACGCGCTGGTCGCTGGCGCCAAATCCTATATCGACGGTCAGCTTGCTGCGGTCCTGCAGCGGCTGGCGGTGCTCGAGGCGCGTGCCATCGCCGAACCTGTCAGGGCCGTCGGGATCGAAAGCGCGGTTCGCACACTGACAGGCGAACTGGTGTTCGTCTTGAGCGACGGCCGAATGCTTAACATCGGCACCATAGCAGGCCCGCCAGGACCGCCGGCTGATCCCGAAGAGCTGGCTCGCGCCATCGCCGCCGAAGTCACGCGCGTGACACCCGAGCTGCTCAAAGCAGCGGTGACAGATGCGGTTGCGGCGATGCCGGCACCAGCCGATGGCCACACACCGAGCGACGATGAGCTGGCGCCAATGGTCGCGCGCGCTGTCGAGGCCGCCGTGGCGGCACTTCCACCGGGGCCTGCCGGCAAGGATGCGGACCCGGAGGTAATCGCGGCCATGGTCGAGCGGGCGGTTGCGGCGATGCCGGCGCCGGCCGATGGTCATACACCGACCGAAGAGGATCTCGCGCCGCTGATTGCGCGCTGCGTCGAGGCCGCCGTGGCGGGCCTGCCTCCGCCGCCGGCTGGTAAGGATGCGGATCCGGCCATGATGGTGCGGCTGATCGAGGCCGAGGTCGCCTCTGCGATGGCGGCAATGCCGCGCCCGGCCGATGGCAAGAGCGTCACGATCGAGGAACTGCACCCGGTGATCGCGCAGGCGGTGGACGTCGCCGTGGCAGCCCGGCCGCCGCCGAAGGATGGCGTGGGACTGTGCGGGGCGCTGATCGATCGCGAGCAGCAGCTGGTGCTGACCTTGACGGACGGCTCGATCAAGCAGCTTGGCGTGGTGGTCGGCCAGGACGCCGATCCGGCCGTGACCGAAGCGATCTGCTTGCGGGAGGTGGCGAAGATCCCGCGCCCACGCGACGGCATCGACGGGCTGGGGTTCGATGACCTGCAGGTGCTGTATGACGGCGAGCGCACGCTGACGTTCCGCCTCAGCCGTGGCGAGCGGGTGGTGGACACAGTGTTCAGCATGCCGATCCCGCTTGACCGCGGCGTATGGCGCGCGGGCAGCTATGCCAAGGGCGACGGCGTGACCTGGGACGGTTCGTTCTTCATCGCGCAATGCGACACCACCGAGAAGCCACTGCTCCACACAGACTGGCGTCAGGCGGTCAAGGCCGGGCGGCCGGGCAAGCATACCGAAAGTGTCAAATACCTGCCCGCCACGGTCAAAGCCGAACATGCCGCGCCCTGACTGGTTTCTTGACTGGACCGACCAAGCGGTCGCGATCGTCGCATCCGGCCCGTCGGCCAAAAAGGTAGCCTATGGCGCTTTGGAAGGGCGGATACCGCACACCATCGCCATCAAGGAAAACATCGAGCTCTGCCCGTGGGCCGACGTGGTCTACGGCTGTGACCCGGCATGGTGGCGCAATTGCTTCGGCTTGCCGGATTACAAAGGGCTGAAAGTCGCGCATCGATCGTCGTTCTCGACGGTGCGGCAGATCAAGATCGACACGACGCGGGATCAGCTGCTGACGGCTGAGCCGGGCGTGATCGGTTGCGGCGGGAACTCGGGATTTCAGGCAGTCAACCTGGCAATACAGTTCGGCGCGCGGCGCATTCTGCTGCTTGGCTTTGACGCCGCGGATACGCACGGGGTGCATTGGTATGGCCGGGCCAATGGCGACGGCCGCGCCAACCCGGGCGAATGGAATTTCAAGCGCTGGCGCAAGGCGTTTGATCATGCCGCCGTCCAGGCGCCAAGCCTCGGTGTCGAGATCCTCAACGCCTCGCCGCTGACCGCGCTCACCGGCTTCAAGCGGATTGGCCTCGAGGAGGCGCTGGTCAAATGGGGCTTGTAAAGGCGTGTGTATATATCGGCTTTGATCATCGCGAGACTGCCGCCTTCGCCGTGGCGCGCCACTCGGTCTGGCGGCGCCTGTCGCTGCAGATCCCCGTGCATGGGCTGGTGTTGGGCGATCTGCAAGCCGCCGGCCTGTATCGCCGGCCGATGGAACGCCGCACGATCGCCGACAGCCCAGTGATGTATGACGACCACACCGTGATGTGGGATGTGCTGTCCGACGCGCCCATGAGCACCGAGCATGCCTGCGCACGCTTCCTGGTGCCGCATCTGGCGAAGACCGGCTGGGCGCTGTTCATGGACGGTGACATGTTGGCGCGTGCCAATCTGCTTCGGTTGTTCGATGAGCTCGATCCGAAATACGCCGTCTACTGCGTCCAGCACGACCACGCGCCGCAGCCTGGGGTGAAGATGGACGGGCAGATGCAAGTGCAATATGCCCGGAAGAACTGGTCCAGTTTCATGGTCTGGAATTGCGCCCATCCAGCCAATGCCGCGCTGACCGTTGACCTCGTGAACACTCTGCCCGGGCGCGATTTGCACCGTTTTTCGTGGCTCGATGACAGCTTGATCGGCGCGCTCGATCCGGCCTGGAACTACCTGGTGGGCCATACTGA